TATGACGATCTGATTGATCTGAATCAACGTGCGGCATTGAATTGGCATGCTCATAACACCCCATCGCCTTATCATCACAAACGTGCGCTCTGGATGGCTCTTACATCAGTAAATATCCTTGAAGGAATTCGTTTCTACGTAAGCTTTGCTTGCTCGTGGGCATTCGCCGAATTGAAGAAGATGGAAGGCAACGCGAAGATCATCAAGTTGATTGCTCGTGATGAGAACCTTCACCTAGCAGGAACTCAGCAGCTGCTTAAGATTCTTCCTCAGGACGATCCCGATTTTGCGTTGATCAAAGAAGAGACTCGTGATGATTGCGTAGCGATGTTCAAGTCCGCTGCCGAGCAGGAGAAAGCTTGGGCTGAATATCTTTTCAAGAATGGTTCTATGATCGGTTTGAATAAACAGCTTCTCTGTGATTACGTCGAGTGGATTACAAATCGCCGTATGCAGGCTGTAGGTTTGTCAACACTATATAAGACCGGATCAAATCCTCTACCCTGGACGCAAAAGTGGATCAGCGGAGGTGAGGTTCAAGTCGCGCCACAGGAGACTCAGATTACATCTTACATTGTCGGTGGTGTGAAGAAAGACGTATCAACAGAAACATTCAAAGGGATGACACTATAATGGGATGGAGTTCAGGATCGAAGATTTTCGACGAAATTGCGGAAATAATTTTTAACATTGTAGACGATCCTGAAGATCGTAAACTACTCTATTCAAATATTCTTGGGATATTTGCAGACCATGACTGCGACACCTTAGACGAATGCGACAGCTCGGATCCGGTGTTGAAAGAAGTCTTCAAAGAAATGGGCTTGATTGAATTCGACGAAAATGACGAAGACGAAGAAAACGATTGGCCAGACGGCGGGCGTGAGATGTTTTGATATAAGTAGAGGGGTTAAAAGGATGCCCCTCTATGTCATGGATTTTCGAATCACAGCCTGTAGATGAAACTGTTCTAGATGATTACGTCGGTTTCGTCTACTGCATTACTAACTTGATTGATAATAAGAAATACATCGGTAAGAAGCTTCTGAAGTTTAGAAGGAGTAAGATCGTCAAGGGTAAAAAGAAAAAGATCCTTGTCGAGTCAGACTGGAAGAAGTATTGGGGTTCTAACAAAACTCTCATAGCCGACGTTGAAGCTCTAGGCGAAGACAAGTTCTCCCGAGAGATTCTAATGTTTTGTAAGAGTAAAAGTGAATGCAATTACCACGAAGCAAAATTCCAGTTTCAATGCTCAGTTCTCGAAACTGATAAGTATTATAACGATTGGATCATGTGTAAGATTCACAGATCGCATGTAAAAAAGCTTGACTTTTCCCAGGGATCTAGTATAATGAGGTTGCTGGGATAGCAGCAAAATAATAGAAAGAAGTAGTGTCATGAATATGAACATGAACGAAGTAATAGCCTATATCGAAACCTGCTCACCAACATCGAAGATCTACATCGGCTCTGATTCCGAACGATTCAAGCTCAAGGGAAAGTGGTATGCTGATTATGCTACGGTCGTTGTTGTTCATATCGATGGCAAACACGGTTGTAGAATCTTTGGCGAAGTAACCAGAGAGCTAGATTACGATCGTAAGGTAAACAGACCAGCACTTAGGTTGATGACCGAAGCATACAAGGTTCAGGAACTGTATTACAAACTCCAGGAAGCAATTGGAGACAGATTCTGCGAGCTTCACCTTGATATCAACCCCGATGAACGTTACGGCTCTTCATGCGTCGTTACTCAAGCCATCGGTTACATCATAGGTACTTGTAATATCGAGCCAAAGGTTAAACCTTTTGCCTTTGCAGCTAGTATTGCTGCGGATCGTTACAAGGGTCTGGCGGCAGCATAAATACCAAATGCTTTCCGCGACCGCATACTGCGGGAATGGGTTTTGACCCGTTAACAAAAATTAGGAGATCAAACTTTGCTAAAGCGCACAACAGTCGCGCTTTTGGGTTTGAGCGTTTTACTATTTTGCGTCTCTGACGCAGCACAAAATAACAACATTACACGTGAAAACATTTTGACGGAGGAACGTGTTATCAGCCCACAAGCTGATACGATTGAAGCAACCCCTGTGGTTGTAACAGTTGAAACTAATAACGCTCAAGTTCAAGAGGTAAGCGATAACAACGCTGCCGCCAAGGAACGACGCGTTGTACGTAGGTACAGCGCCAAGGCATCTTGGTATAGACATGGTAGAGTAACTGCCAATGGTGAACAATACAACCCTCTGGGTTTAACTGTCGCCCACCGCTCTCTACCGTTTGGCACAATTGTGAGATTCACTAATCCCGATAATGGGCAGAGTGTAACAGTTAGAGTAAATGACAGAGGACCGTACATCAGAGGCAGAGAATTCGATCTTTCTCTTGGCTCTGCTAGAGCTCTCGGGTTTGAGAGTAGAGGTGTTATGGTTCTGCGAGTCGAGATAATGTAATCAGCGAGGATCGATATGACGAAAGACGAAAAGAAGACTCTTGAGGATCACAATTATTATTTGTTTCATCAAGATTTCACTAATGAATCTACTTCTAACGCGATCAAGTTCATCATCGAACGTAACTTGATGAAGACTACACCGAAGTTTATGAAGATCATTTTCAACTCTCCCGGTGGCGATGTATCTGCAGCTTTCAGCCTGATCGATGTAATGAAAGGCTCTCGTGTACCGATTTACACTTACGGTCTAGGAGAGATATCAAGCTGTGGGCTACTGGCGTTCATCGCTGGTAAAAAAGGTCATCGTTACATAACGGAAAACACAAGTATTCTTAGTCATCAGTTCTCCTCGATCTTCTGGGGAAAAGAACATGAGTTGATGGCTAGATCAAAAGAGATCCACAATATTTCCAGACGATTTATAGATCACTATATAAAGTGCACAGGGTTGAGTGAAAAAGAGGTCAGAAAGTATCTCTTACCTCCAGAAGACGTCTGGCTGAGTGCCCAAGAAGCTGTGAAATATGGAATCGCAGATGAAATTGTTGAATTTTATTAAGGAGAAGATTATGCCAAGACCCAAGGGTTCAAAGAACAAGACTACTGTTAATGAAGTTGTCGAGCCTGTAGAGTTCGATTACGAACGAGACGATGGAATGTTTGATAATTCGTATCAGAATACTGCGTATACAGTCGTAAGGAACGAGCAACCAGCCTGGACTTTATCGACTCAAGATGCTGCGCTGTTGGTTCCTCCATCAGAACCGCTACCAAGCCCGATTCTAACATCTCAAGTTCAGCGGTCTGATGCTTTAATCGGACAACCGAAACTTTATCTTGTTGAAGGTGAAGTGCAGATGTCACCACGGGAGTTAGGTAGAGGTTCGGTTGTAGCAAAGCAGTTCCGTCTGGTTCTGGCTATCCACGAAACAGAAGCTGTTGAAAAGTATTCAAACTATTTCAGCGGTCTCAGTGATAAAGAAGCTGTGTATTCCACTCTTCGCGCAGCTGCTATGGAAACAATCAGCTGATGTTCGTTGAGCTATATACGAAAGAAGGTTGTCCATATTGTCAGATGGCTAAGATTGCTCTTATGGACAAAGTAATCCCTTATAGCGAATTAAAGCTCGATAGAGATTTCTCAAGAGAACAAATCTTAGAAAAGTTCCCGGAAGCTAAGTCTTTCCCGATAATAGTGCTTGACGGATTCTACATTGGGGGTTATACTCAGCTTAGGGAACATTTGAATTCGAAGAATGATTCTCAGATTCAATTGAACGGTTAGGAGCTATATTATGTACCAGCGTGACACCTTGCTGAAGGATCTTCGAACCCAAGTGTTGGAAGTTCACTTCACGAAGGCTAATGGAGAGAATCGCATCATGCGCTGCACTCTTCAGAAGCATATGCTACCCGAGAGCTACCAGCGTAGTCTTGAAGAGCAAACCGAAGAAAAGACTTTCCATAAGGAAAATCCTGACGTTATCGCAGTTTGGGATCTTGGTGAGAACGGTTGGCGTTCTTTCCGGATTGATTCCGTCTTTTACTGCGAAGCCAAGACCGCATACTAAAAGGAAATCAAACAGAAATGACTGAACGTTACTGGGGATATCACGCTATCGTGGATGCCGCTGGTTGTGACATCGAAAAGATGACCAGCTATGACAATATCTATAACTTCAATAAGCAGCTAGTCAAGGATATTGACATGGTTGCGTATGGTGAACCGCAAATTGTCAATTTCGGTAGTGGTAACAAGGAAGGCTACAGCCTTGTTCAGCTGATTGAAACTAGCAATATCTGCGCGCACTTCGCTAATCAGGATCGAGAGATCTACCTCGATGTATTCAGTTGTAAGCCATTCGACGAACGTATCGTCGAAGATTTGATTGTGAAGTATTTTGACGCGAAGTCTCTACGTCGAGCTTTCCTGAAGCGTCAGGCTACTCTGGAAACTAACTGATGATAGTGGGGTTCACTTGCGGCGCATTTGACCTACTACATCCCGGTCATATTCATCTTTTGAATAGTGCCGCGAAACAATGTGACTATTTGGTTGTTGGGTTGCATACTGACCCAACTATTGATCGCCCGGAGAAGAACAGACCCATACAGTCTACTTTAGAAAGACACATTCAGCTGGGCGCGCTGAACGCTGTCAACGATATCTTTCCGTATGACACGGAGTTGGATCTAGTGAATTTTTTATCGACCGCGAATATCAATAAAAGATTCATAGGTTCAGATTATGCGTTTAGATCCTACACTGGTATGGAAATTTGTAGAGAACGAAACATAGAGATTATTTTGATTCCGAGGTATCACACTTGGAGTAGTTCTGAATTGAGGAGAAGAATTAAAAATGGTTAGAGTTGTTACTGATTTCCCGATTGCTTATGAGAGTCACGATCATATCGTTCCTCATGGTACAAAGCAAGACAATACCAAGAATGGCGCATATGTGAGGGAACTTATTCGTAGGTTCGGACTAGAGATGCGTTACATGGATCTTGGTTGTGCTGGTGGTGGGTTTGTTTCACAATTCTTGAATAATAATGTTCTTGCTATCGGTATCGAAGGTAGTGATTACGGTATGAAGAACGGTCACGGAGAGTGGCCAAAGATTCCGAATAACCTGTTCACTGCTGACATCACCAAGCCATTTGAAGTTCTAGACGACGAAGGTAATCGTATCGAGTTTGATGTTATTTCGGCATTCGATGTGCTCGAGCATATTCGTGAAGCCGACTTGGTTCAAGTGCTTACAAACATCAACAATCACCTAAAGCAAGGTGGAATCTTTACTGCGGGTATTGCTACATTCCCAGACGAAGGATACCACGTTACACTGAAGGATGAACCTTGGTGGGATGCTTTACATAATGATCATGGATTGATGCGAGTTGATCCACTTGAGAACTTTGGTCGTCTCACCTCTATCAATGCGGTGTATCTTAAGCGATGAAACCTGTAGCTATAGTAACTGGGTCGTTTGGTTACATCGGCTCAGTTCTTATTAAAGTTCTAAAAGAAAATGATTACTACGTTGTCGGAATTGACAACGATCCCGATGCGCTAAAATGTTGGATGACAAACAAGACCAGAACAAAGTATTGTGATGAGTTCCTTGGTGATTGTTTTTCCAGCGCGCCCGCGAGACAAGTATTCAAAGATTATCCCGAAGCGACTGTATTTCATCTCGCGGCAAGTAGCTTACTTGGTCCCAGCGCGTATTTGCCTCTTGAATACTTCGAGAACAACACCTCGAAGACTCTCAAGCTCCTACAGAATTTGAAGCCGACTCACAAGCTTATCTTTGCTAGCACGGCAGCAGTTTACGCCGAAACTGATAAGGTTGTTACAGAAGCAAGTAGAATCAGCCCTCCGAACAACTACGGTCTTTCGAAACTCTGGTGTGAGCAGATGATCGATTCTTGCTATGAAGTCAAGGAATTGAGAGCAGCTTCGTTTAGATTCTTCAATGTCATTGGTGCTTATGGCGACGTTGGGCAGCAACCAAACACTCCCCACATTATCAATAAACTTTGTGATAAAGCCATAATGGGTGATACACCGTTTGTTATTCATGGTGACAACTATGACACCAGAGATGGTACTTGTGTCCGGGACTACTTACACGTTGTCGATGTCTGCAGAGCTCTAATCCACGCTGATAAATACCTGAGCGGCAAGGATCCTTGTTCATTGAAGTTCAATCTAGGAACCGAAACAGGAACCTCTGTTCTAGATATTGTCGAGATGTTCAACAACCTTTGTAGGAAGGTTGAATACAGAGTCGGCGTAAGGAGAGTAGGCGATCCGCCGTTCCTAGTCGCAAATCCTAACAAGTTCATCAGAACAACTGGGTTCCAATACAAGTATAAACATCATGACTTAGACATAATGATCAAATCTGCGTGGGAGTATCGTAATGGCTTTCGAAAAATTTGAGTTTAACGGTCCTATTTTTATGACCAAAGAATCTAAGTTTGAGGACATAAATGAGGTTCTTCCTAACCATAACATTACGAATTCATATGATGATTGGTTAAAATTTAATACCAAAATGGTGGAGATTTATAATGACACCAATCAAATGAATAGGGAATTCTTACGTACTTACAACGCGCATCCCAACAGCGATTGGCACACGGCATGCAATATAGAAGAACAAGAATTGCAAAAGTTTATAACCGAAAATAATATCTCTTCGTTTATGGTTCAACCAGTCGCAATATACAATGGTCAAACGCTAACGGCTGCAACCAAGAGATTGAGCGACTTATCAGATCCTTTCTTCGATACGCTTCGCGAGGGTGGTTCCGAAATTGTATTATATCAATTATACAAACATGATCCATCATCAACATCTTATAATAAATATTTAGTGAGGTATGCGACATACAATGGCATTTGAAGAAAATGAAATCTCTGCCAAGTCTTTTGGCGGAACTGAAATGGTTAAGCGCGCGATCGCTGCGCGTATGCCAGAGGGTCTAGCTGACGAGTTTCAGATTATCTGCTCTAGAGTTAGAAATATTGAGGAAGACAAGATTAGAGTGTATTGGTTGCACGATCTTCCCCAGGATCCAGAAACTAATCATCTCAGGGATGCTGTCAGCCGAGACCGTTTCCACAAGATGGTATTTTGCGGTAACTGGCAATACAATCAATACCTGAACACTTTGGGTATTCCTCCAAATGATAAGTGCGCGGTGATTGACACTCCAATCGTAC